GCAAGTCCTTCTTGCTCAAAGTATTTAGTTGGTTTATCAACTAGTTCTATGCTATTAAAGAAAAACGGGGACCTAAGCCCCCGTTTCCCTGATTATGGCAAATAGTTAGGCAACTACTTGCTCAATGTAAGACTAATGATTAGTCTGATGCAGAACCAATGATCTTAACACCGTGTGTGTTTTGTAAGATAGATTGTCCTACTGTTGCTGTCATCATGATCTCTGTTGATCTGTGTGAAGCCTGTCTTTGTGTTTCCATTTTAATACCACCACGCATTGCGTGACCGATTGCAGATGGAGCAAAAACAGCACCAACCATGTTAAGCTCTGTGTCAGTGTCAGTGTCTAAGTCGCTCTTTACGAGGCTTGACTCATACCATGTTACACCAGCAAAGTAACCTAATGCATTATTCAAAATAATGTCAGTACCTTTGTCGTGATATGCGACTGGGTTGTTAAGATTTGTAGTCATTTCTTTCTTAATTTGTAACGCTTGGCGTGGACCTAAAACACCATATAATGGTCCAGATACCTTAGCGGCACGAAGTGTTGCAACTGCTTCTAAAACCTGGTTAAGTGTGAGGGCACTGTCTTCAACACCAACTGATTGTGTGAAACTGTTGAAAAGTGCGAATACATCTGAATCCATCTTCTCACCAATTGCACGACCTGCTGAGTAACCTAAGTCAGCTAGAACATCACGCTCAGAGGCATCACGAAGTAAATCAGTAACCTGGAAGTATGTACCGATTTCACCTAATGTAATGTTAACTGCTTGTGCGTTAGAAGTACTTGCAGTTGCGTTTGTGCCTTCTGTAAGTGTTTGTGCTGTTACTGCAGAGTATACAGGAACCTGAATTACCTTACCTGTGTTGTAACCAACATCATATGTGGTTACGATTTGTCTTGCGAGACTTGTTTCGTAAGCGGCAAACTGTGCGTCTGCTAATAGGTTTGTATAGACATCATTGCCCATACCACCTGCGTTAGACCCAGCATTATATGCATTACTATTATTTGCGTCATAAGCCATTAAATTTCTCCTTGTTATCTAGCTTTTCTTACAGCATTGCGGTGTTCCGCATACTGTTTACGATGTTCTGGATTTTTCATATCCAATTTGCTGATATCAAGCGTCTGATCAGATAAAGGGCTTCTACTGCTCTTAGTGGCAGTAGTAGCTGGTGTTGCTGACACAAAGTGTGGATTAGTGTCTAGAAAACCTTTTACAAGTTCATCTACTGACATCATTTCACCCTTGTCATTATATTTGACAGTACCTGTACTGTCTAATATTTCAACTTCACCATTTGGACTGAGATTCAACTGGTTTTTTAACAGCGTCCTTACTTGTTCCGGTGCTACTGCACGGTACTTGGCCGCCGCTTCAACTAGAGGCATATCAATCTTATATTCTCTTATAACTGCATCACGCTTGGCGATTTCAGCATCTTTTTTATTTGCAAGCTCCTTCATCAAGTTATCATATTCTCCACGCTTCTTGGCTTCTTCAACCCTGCGTGTCTCTGCATCTGTCTTAAGTTGTTTGAGCTCATTTAAGTCACCCAACTCTTCAATTTGCTTTGAGAATTTGCGATTTAAACTGTGCTTTAGTTTTGCCAAAGCATTGTCTAAGTCTTGTTGTGAATAAGTCTTGCTGTCCTGAACTTCGTTAGTTGCATAGTCTAACTCGGCGTCAGTTGCCTGTTCGTTTCCTGCCAATGTTTCAGATGAGTCCATTGTAACTCTGCCTCCTTTGTATGAGTAATGTTTGTATTTAGTAGTCTACTTGGTATCTAAAGGTTTATGGTGGGGTTTTACAACCTTATTATAAACAGGAACCTTAGGTGTAGGACTACCTATTCCTTCTTTTCGCTTCTGTAATAATTCTTCTCTTGTCATTTATCGGCCTCGACGAGGTTTTACTGGTTTCTTTGTTTTTGGTTTATAGTGCCACATATTATTTCTCCTTAACGCTTTTTAGTTTTTTTACTTTTGTATCCTGCGGCGTAGATAGCCCGAGCTTGCTCTTCAGCTTTCTTACGACTTGGATAAACTTTTCCTGAAGTACCAAATCTATATCCTCCCTTTGTCTTCATTACTGGCATTGTTATGCATCCTGTAAAATAATTTCAAAGCCTGCGGCAATACTGGTGTTTGCACCTGCATAGGCTTGGATTTCAATATCTGTTTTTTCAGGTATTGCTAGTGGTACTACCCATTTACGCTGGAAGGGTACACCAAAAGTACCAATAATACCTTTAGTTAAGAACACACCACCTGGTTGCCTCGTTATTATTCTACCTTGAATTTCTTTTTGTTTTTCAGTACTGATCTTGACAGCAACTAACCAGCCTTTTTTCCGTCTTGGTATGGTATAGACTGCCATTAGTGTTTGGTTATAAGGCGTAGTAATCTGTGCGTAGGTTGTGCCACCATTTGCAATAGTAATATTACCTGCTGGTGCTGTTGCGCCTGTAACATAAGCTCTATACACTCTTAAAAACTCACCTGATGTAGTAGCAGTACCTGAGCCTGCTAGAGTAACAGTTTCTGTTAACACATTATAGTTTGTGTCTAATCCTTCAATAAGAATAGTCACACCATTATCTGTTGCTCCGCTTGCTGATGTTGCTGTCATTGCAAGAGCACTACCAGGATAAGCATATACTCCACCACCGTCCCAGATAGTTTCATATGCTGTACTAATATCTGGATTATATCCAAATTTGTCTATTGCTGAACAGTCATCAAATTCATCAAGTGCTACACCCCAACCTATATCTGATCTTGGTGTTGTTTGTATTAATTGTATTCCCATAATCGTTCCTTAGTTAATCAGTTTCACAGTGAGTGCGATAACGGCAGTTGCCAATACACCAACAGTTGCTCCTGAAATAGTTATTATTCTGTTGTTAACACTACGAGTAATCTTGTTTATTTCGTCTTTTAAATCTAAAATATGATTTTCTAAACTATCTATTCTCTCGTTCATCTTCGTAATAGTAGTGTTAAGCTCCTTATATCTTTCCGCACATAAATCTACATGTGCTTCTAGACTTTTCTTTTCTATCTGTTGTGATTGGATAGCCATTACTTTGGGTTCCTAAGTCTTACAGAAGTACCCTGATTCTTCATGTGACGCTGTGCAATACGCATACCCTCATTAAAACTAGGACTGGTAGATGTCTTTAATCTACCACCTGATTTTACATACCGATAGCCTGCTTTGTGTCCACCACAATCACCTGATTTACATTCTGATCCGTAATACTTACCCATATTATTTCCCCTGTCCTCTATAAGGCTTGTAGGAACTTCCCTTATTGCCTTTGCGTCTTGTACTTCTGTTGCTCCCTTGGGCGGTCTTCTTGTACTTTGCTCTAGTTTCCCAGGGACCCTTTTCTAGTTTAATCTTAGCCATTAGTCCAGCCCTGGGCCACTAACTGATTGTGTTGGTCTTCCGAAGAGACCATTATGGATTCACCGGTTTCTGGATTAGTCATCATATGGGACTCATATTCCACATACGCATACTCTTCCTCGCCGAGAATTAATAATGGATCCTCTTCGAGAAGTTCGACTAATTCATGATCAATCAGTTTTAAGACTCTTGGGTCTGTTGCTGTTTCTTTTGCTACTTTTAAAAGTGCAAAATCATTGGCTGTATCTCTAACATTAAATGATTCGGGATAATCAATCTCACCGTCCCAGCTCTTGCTCTGGTACAATGCCCATATACGCCAGATTTGTTCCTCACCTACCTCTAAGTTATCTGCAATCTCAGATAAGCGAGCATTTAATTGTTGGAACTCTACCTCTTGTGCAACACCTGACGCTGTTCTTGCCTGTGTTGCTCTTATTGCTCCTAAGTGTGCAATGCGATCGATTGCTTCGACCTTTTGCCTAATACTATTGTATATTTCACCTAAGTTACTGCCGCTGGGTTGCAACAAGTAGGGTTTTAATCCTGGATCCATTGTGTCAGGCATCTGAATAACAGCGCCTGCACCTGCAACGGCTTCTACATCTGCAGTTTTAACTAGAGCAGGATGGTTAGATAGGCGAATTAGCTGTTCAATTTCCGAGAATTCATTGTAGATGCCTTTTTGTATGTCTGCAATATCATTAATTGCTGACACACCTATACCTCGGTGATCACTACGAGCACTATAGACAATAACTGCTGGCACAATACCTAATTGGTTTTGTTCTGTTTCCTGACTGACAGGTTCTTTCCGTTCTCTGTCAAGTACTGTGGTGATGATTTCTTCCTGATTCCATTCTTTAATAACAATCTCAGTTTTACTTTCATCTTCTATGTACTTGATGTAGGTTAGAGCATAATAACCGTTAGCCTGTCTTGTGTGATGCCAGTCTAATACATTCAAAGGACTTACCATGCTAACATAGGGACGCACACCTTGTTCTAATTCTGCCGCACGAGTACCTGAGTTTGTTTGTGGTTTACTTACAATAACCCAAGTATGTCCAAAGATAGCGGAATATGTACTCACATCTTTCATAAAGGCATTAAATGATCTGCCTTCCATGTCTGCATCTTTTAGGAAAGGTTCTAAGCCTGGATCTGATTCTAGTTGTCCCCACTCTCTGACAGGTTCAATCCTAAACAGGAAACTGTTGTAGACATCAAGAACACCTTTACAATGATTATCTAATGGCGTATTTGCTACACGCTCATCATATTCATTAGGCATTTCGTATTGATATCTTACGAGATGCCCTGATCTCTTGTAGGTTTCTCCACCTACATAACTTTCCCAAAGCAATCTCCATCTGTTGTGATTAAACTCCCAGAGTGGATGTGCTTTTAAAAATTCATTATATTCCTTTTTCATTAGTATGCTCCAATTTTGTGCGTCCAGCGTTGTGGGTATGCGTCTTTTTGTACTTCCTTCTTAACAGGATACAAATAACTTACTAGGTATCCTAATGCATCATTTAGGTGGTCCCAACCACCTTCTTTATCAGGTTGTGTGGTTCCTTCTTTATAAACTTGTCTTTCCAAACACTCTATAAGGTGTCTGCAGGACGGATCTATAAACAAGTGTCTCTCACCGAGACTGTTACAAAACCTTGCGTTTACTGCGTTTATTCTATCTCTTATAGGTTCATGACTGTGTGGTGCCTTAACTATAAAACCTGCGTTCTCCAGTATAGTTAAGTCTGTTCTACCACCTGCAGA